CAAAGATGATAAGACCAATAACAACAACAGGCGCAAAGTTCAACAATGTAGGTAGGTTAAGATATAAATCTACTAATGTTGTGACTGAAAATGTAACACTTGCAGAGGCTAAAGCTCATTTGAGAATAGACTCATCATATACTGCTGACGATACATACATCACAACTTTAATAAGTGTTGCAAGAAGTGCTTGTGAAAATTATGTTGGGTTTTTATTGTCTAAGAATAGTGCGATAGTATATTACTTTGATAAGTTTCCAGATTCATCAGTAATTGTTTTAGACGGAATATGGATGCCAGACATACTTACAATTCAATACTATGATGAAAATGATTCACTACAAACTTGGTCATCATCAAACTATTCTGTTGATGAGTATTCAAGACCAACAAGAATTATGTTAAATAATTCCTCTAATTATCCAGACACCTCTGATAATATACCAAGTGGAGTGAGAGTCAATCTTACTAATGCAGGACCAGATGACGTTGATTTGATTCCTAAAGCAATTCACCAAGCAATTCTTTTAGTTATTGGAAGATATTACGAGATTCGCCAAGATGTTGTGACAGGAACAATAGCAACTGAAATTCCAAAAATGGTAGAACATTTGTTGAACCCTTACAGAATAGTTGAATGCTAATAGGTAGGCTAGATAGACAAATCACAATTTACAAGAGAACTTTTACTCGTGATGATTTCGGTGCTAGTAAAATAAACACTACTGCATCTACAACTGCTTTTGCTCATATTGAGTTCAAGAGTGGCTCTGCTAAGTTTGATGCTGATTCAATGGTGGCTCAACAAAATGTTGAGATCACTATTCGTTGGACTGCCGACATTGGAACATCTCCAGAATTTTACATTAACGATTCTGAATTTGGAAACTTTTTCATTCGTAATGTAAAACAAATAAATAAGATTGGAAGACGAGAGGGTTTGCTTTTGGAGTGTGACAATAAAGACACAATAGGAGTTGCAGACTTTGCAGAGTTTGTTCCAAGTTCAATAATTCCTAGAACAAGTTTGAAAGCGTGGTATAAATTTAAGACTGATGCAAGTGCTTCTCAATGGACTGATCAAAGTGGTAATAGCAACAATGCCACACAAAGTGTTTTAGCCAACCAACCATCTTACAATTCCACAACAGGAGCTTTTGGATTTGATGTAACAAAAGGTTTTGAGCTTGGCTCGGCACTAAATTTGGATGCTAGGACTTTAATCTTTGCCATTGATTTTAATATTCCTAAAACTTCTGGAACTGCAAATTTCAATATCATAATGCAAAAAGATGGAGCAAGTGCGTCTTTAGATTTGATTCAAGCGTTTTTACCTGGCGATTTCTTTTATACAGGAGGAACAACCGCAACTATTACTGCTATTGCTGCTAATGGAACGGTTACTGACGATACAAAAGTTTTATTGACTTATGAATTAACAGGTCAAGCTCAAGGTAATGTGTTAAAAGTAAGAAAGAACGGAACGCAAATAGCAACCAACACAAATGCTTCTGGGGATGATGGCAACGGAACTTATGATAGAATCGGTGTGATTGGTGGCATCAACAGAGGTATGGAAGGTAATATTTATGAGATTGCAATCTTTGATGAGGTATTAAGTGGAACGGATTTGACTGCTGTTGAAAATGAAATAATGACCAGAACGGGGATATCGTGATAAATATTTACAAAGATACTGAAAGCGGTTGTGAAGAAACAATCACAAGACTTAACGGAGTTTTAGGTTTGCCTGATGGCAAAGGAACTACTACTGCTGCTGTTCCTTATTTGTTAGAGGGTTCAGAATACTATTTCCCTGTGACGGAAGAGATTTACAAAGCAATGGATGCGGAAGAAAGAATAAAAGTGATTGTTCATAACTTTGACGATAAAGAAGAATAATGGCATTAACATCAACAAAAACATTACAAGGGAGCGGAGGTCATCACGGAGTAGTTCAGATAGACGAAAAAGAACTTAGTCAAATCATTAAGGATTTGGATAAATTATTTCCTAGCTCTGATACAAAGTTGAGAAATTCTTTGAGGGGATCAATGCGTAAGACAATGAAACCTGTTCAAAATTATTTAAGAGGATTGATAGATCCAAGAAAAAACAAGAAAGCCAAAAAAATAAGAAATAAAAAGGGTGGGAGACCAGGACAATTGAAAAGGAGTATTCAAATCATAAACGGAAAAACGAGTAGAGGAAGATTCCCCTCTGTTTATGTAGGACCAAAAGTAAAAGGTGGCTCTTTCAAAAATATGGATAAGAGTGGTTTTTACTTTTATTTTTGGGAGTATGGACACTTTAATCCAATCTCGGGTAAATATGAACCACCTAAAAGATGGCTTGATGAAACAGCAAACGCAACAGGCGGTCAAGTAATGAGTAGACTTGTTGCTGATATAAAATCAATGATTGGAAAACGCTTTGCAAAAAAGATGAGCTAATGAATGTAGGAAAAGCAATAGTAACAATTCTAAATGCTGATAGTGATATTACAGCAATCATTGGAAACACAACTGACGGAACGCTTCGTTGTTTCCCATCGGCTATGCGACAAAACGCTCAAACTGCGACTTATCCTTATGTGATATATCATGTTGTAAATGATGTGCCACTTAACACAAAGAATGGCAAATCTACTTACGACTACGTGACAGTTCAAATAAGTGTTTTTCACGATAACTATACAACATTACAATCATTGGTTGGACATATACAAAACGCACTAGACTATACTAGCGGGACTTTCAATGGAGTTGTAGTTGACAAGATATTTTTTCAAGGAGCAAGCGAAGCGTTTGATGATACAGCAGGAATGAATGGAATTTATATGTATAATATGGATTTCCAATTTAACTTAAATCTATAATACTATGGAAGTAAAAATAAAAAAAGACTGTGAATTTAGAGGTGTTCAATATGAAAAGGGAAAAACCTATACAGTTCAGGGTAAAGTTTACCGAGTTTTGAAAATGTGGAAAGTCATATCAAAACCGACAAAAGCATCTAAAGAGAAGGACATTCTTGAGGAATCAGCACCTTCGTTAGATAACTAATTATTAACAATAAAGCTAAAAAATTATGGCAATCTTTAATGGGAGTGATCTAGTTTTGAAATTGCAAGCTGCTCAAGGTGCTGCTGACGAATTCAAACTTCTTCACTCAACAAGCTGCACACTCTCAATGAGTGTTGACACAATCGACATTTCTAACAAAGACTCTGCGGGATTCAGAGATTTATTAGGAGGACAAAAATCTTTTTCTCTATCTGCTGATGGATTGATGGATTTCTTAGATACAGGATCAACAACTGATCCAGAGGAGTTATTTACAAATATGATGAACAGAACATCTGTGACTTTCACTTTTGCTCTTGATGTTCAAGCGGGACACAAGTACACAGGAAGTGGATTCATTACTTCATTAGAGGTAACAGGTGGCGTGGAAGATGCACCGACTTACTCTGTCTCAATTGAAGGAACAGGGCAAATCTTGAATCCTACTGTTTAATTTATTTTCGTTGGTTGGGGTTGGACTTAGGTCCGCTCCAATCAACTTAATTTTAATCAACGAAAAAAATGTACGAAATTGTTATACTAAATGGGCAAGATTATCCTGTTCGGTTCGGTATGAACTCCTTAAGAGTTTTTTGCCACGCAACAGGAAGGAGCTTGCAAGACTTAGAAAAAATAGGTTTTGATTTATCTTTGAATGACGCTTGTGAATTGATTAAAGCAGGACTTTCAGATGGAGCAAGAAAAGCAGGCAAAGATTTTCAAATGACCACAGAAGATATTGCAGACCTTTTAGATGAGGACTTTGAAGCATTACAAAGAGTGCTTGATGTTTTTGCAACTCAGTTTACAGCTAAAGCAGGCTCAACGGGAAACGAGAAAGGGGGAAAGAAAACCCCCAAGAAAAAATAGAATGGGATGACTTGGAAGCAAAATCTTATTCATTTGGATTGCTTCCAGATAATTTTTGGGATTTAACATTTCACGAATACTTTTTGATGCAGAGAGGTGTTTATGAATATGAAAATTCCAAAGAACAAAGAGAGTGGGAAAGGATAAGATGGTTGGCGTGTGTTTTGATGCAGCCACATAAGAAAAAAGGAACGACTTTGAATCCTATTGATTTAATGCGTTTCGAGTGGGAAAAACCAAAACAAAAAGTTGATTTAGAAGAAAGGAGAAAAGCTGCTATGTATGCGGTTAAGAAGTTTAACATTGAACTCCCAAGCGAGTTAAAAAAAGAAGATTAATATGTCAGAAAAAAGACTATCGGTCAAACTTACACTAAACGACAAACAGTTTCAAAATGGACTAAGAAAGACAACTACCTCATTGAAGAAACTTGGCAAGAATCTTCAAAACACGGGACGAGAAATGTCCACGAACTTTACTCTTCCAATCTTAGCTGCGGGGGGTGCTGCTGTTAAAATGGCTGCTGATTATGAAGAGTCACTAAATAAAACCCGTGTTGCTTTTGGTGAATCAAGTGCATCTGTCGAAGCGTTTGCAAAAACAACTCTAAATAGTTTTGGTATCGCAGAAAGTAGTGCTTTACAAATGGCATCCTTGTTTGGTGATATGGCAACGGGAATGGGAGTTAGTGAAAATGCAGCAGCAGGAATGTCACAACAGTTGGTTGGTCTTGCAGGTGACTTAGCATCTTTTAAGAACATTGGTATTGAACAAGCCGAAACCGCATTGGCGGGTATTTTTACAGGAGAAACTGAATCTCTTAAAAAACTTGGTATTGTTATTACAGAAGCGAACTTAAAGCAGTTCGGCTATAATAAAACAATGACTCAAACGGAAAAGATTGCAATCCGTTACAAAGCTGTGATGGCAATGACAGCAAAAGCGCAAGGAGATTTTTCTAGAACATCTGGTAGTTTAACTAATCAAACAAGAGGTCTTGGAGAAACAATGAAAGAGCTAAGTGTTGAGCTTGGCACTATTTTGATTCCTATTGCTTTGAAATTAGTTACGCATCTAAAATCATTAGCTGAAAGATTCAGAGGATTAGACGAAGGAACAAAAAGAACGATTGTGGAAATAGCAGGTTTTATTGCTATAATTGGACCTTTACAAATGGGTATTGGAAAATTAATTAGCGTTCTTGGAATGGCAACAAAATCAATTAGATTTCTTGGTGCTGTTATTGCATCAAATCCACTTGGTTTAATAATTACAGGAGTTGCGTTAGCTGTTTCAGCAATTGTTTTCTTTGCTACTTCATCTAGTAATGTTGCAAAAAAGGTAAGAGAGTTTTTCAGAACTATGGTAAACGGAGTTATTTTGTCTATTAATAAGTTGATAAAAGCCGCTAACATGATTCCTGGTATTGATATTCCTTTTATCAATTTTATAGAAAAAGAAAAGCCCGCAGATGAAATAAATGAAACTGCTGATGCTGTGCAAAATCTTTCTGATGCTACATTCGATTTGTCAAAAAATGTAGGAAAAGTAGATAAGATAAAAGCTCCTGCATTTTCGGGAAAAGTAGCTGCAAAAAAAGTTGGACCTTTAGCAACAGCAGGTGTTCCAAGTAGCAAAGATTTAAGAAGGCAAGCAGCTCAAGGGGAAGGGCCTTTAGCTAAGGTTGAAATGCCAGACTTTGGTGATGAGTCTGCTCGTGGTGCTTTTGGTTTTAGCGCACAATTTTTTGATGATATGACAGCTTCGGTTGAAAATTTTGGTGCTGTTGCGGGCAATGTTTTTCAAGGCTTAGGAGATGTTATGAATACAATGTTTGAAAATCAACTAGCAAAAATAGAAGAGGTGAAGATGGCAGACCTTGAACAACTAGACAGAGATCACGCTTATACAGCATTTTTAGCAGAGCAAGAGAAACTCAGAGTGGCAAATATGAGTGTTGCTGAAAGAAAAGAGTTCCTAATGAAGCAAGATTTTGAAAAGAAAAAACAAGCTATTGAAGAAAAAGCTGCAAACGAATCTGCTAAAATAAGAAGAAAGCAAGCTAAATTAAACAAAGCAGCATCTATTTTTAATGCTACAATAAATACCGCTCAAGGTGTTACAGCAGCTTTGGCAAATGCGAACATTCCATTATCGGTAGCCATTGGAATTGCAGGTGCAGCACAAGTTGCAGCAATTACAGCTTCGCCACTTCCTGCATTAGCAGAAGGAGGTATTGCTTTTGGTGATAGTTTAGTTCGAGTAGGTGAATATAGCGGAGCAAATGTTAATCCAGAGGTTATTGCACCTTTGAATAAATTAGAAAAAATGATGGGAGGTAGCAGAGTTGAGGTCTTTGGATCAATTAGTGGTCAAGATATCGTTCTATCATCTGAAAGATTTGGTCATTCACAAAATAGAAGTTTTTAGATGGCATTAGGAAATGTAAGAGCAACAGCAGAATTTCAGTCTGATAGAGGAAGATACTATAAGATTGAAATATACGATGAAGATTGGACAGGAGCAAGCGAGTCTTTCAATGTGGATGGCGATGGCTTTCAACTTAAGTATGATGGCAACGGAAAAAATCGTTGGTTTGGAATGATGGCATCTACTTTGTCATTCACATTCTTTGTAGAAAATGCCACTCATAATACTTTTATGACTGAAATTGCTACAAGAGATCAAGGCAAAATTAGAGTAAAAGTATTGACAGGAACAACATCCACTCCTACTGATGTGTTTTGGGTTGGGACAGTTTTGCCAGATGTTGGAAATTTTACAGATGAGTCTTTTCCCACCAAACATAAATTAGTTGCTGTTGACGGATTGTCACTCTTAAAGGGTATTGCTTTTGATAGAGATGTTTATCAAACAGATGATTTTTTATATACTTTTCTAAATGTTATCCAAAACATGTTGGTTGTTTATACCAACACAAATGACTTTTTCGGAGCAACTGACAACTTTGTAAAAACAATGGTAGGATGGGAAGAGGACACAATGAACAAAACAAGTATTACAATTGATCCTTTAGTAAGGTCTGCAATACAACCAAGACGAGCTTTCATTGATGTAAGCAACGAAGGTCAAGATGTTTCTGTAGATGCTTATACTGTTCTTGAACAAATTTGTAAATGTTGGGGCGCAAGAATATTCCAAGCAGATGGAATTTGGAATTTTATCCAACCAGATGTTTATGAACAACAGCCAACAACAGGTGCGTTTGGTTTTGTAATATATAGAAAATCTGGATCAACTGTTAACTCATCTGGCTCTTTTAATGAGGCAAAAGCTATTGATGATACCAACATCTACTACTTAGCAGGAAGAACAACAAAATATATGACTCCCTTTAGAACTGTCAAAATGGAATATGACAAATGGGGATATGGTGTTTTTAGTGGTGTTTTCCCTTTGAAACGCACGGGAGATCCATCATCAGCTTATCAAGAACTAGGATATGTTGAGAATGATATTCTTGTTAATATAACTATGACTAACAATGCTATCATAACTCAAACGAGTGGAACTCTTGTGAATGATGCTTTTGCTTATTTGCACGTTTTTGTAAAGTCTGTTGCTGACGATGGAACAACTGTTTATTTACAAGAGGATTACACTTATGGAGCTAGTGAAAGTTACATTGTTGTGCCTGTGAATCAATATGGAAATGGATTTAGTCCTGGCAATCAGATATGGGCGCCAGACACTACGGAGGTTGTTAATACTGAAGCAGGATTTGTAACCACACAAGCAGGGGTTGTTTCTTTGAAATTTGAATTTCAAGTTGTTGATGAATATACTAATGCAGCAGCACCAGATCAATCCTTGTTTAGCGCAACAGATTTAGAGTTTTCGGGAGTTAATCAAAGTGGAATCTATTATTTGCAAGACAACACTTACTACTATAATGAAACAGTAACAACGATTGCAAGGATTTTCAAATCATCACAAGGAACGGGGAATACTGTTTTTGATATGGGGAAATGTAGACTTGGAGATGGTCCTCTTACATCTTCTAAAGGAAGAATAAGAATATCAAACGGAAGCAGCTTTTCTAATTCTGTTAATGAAAGTTGGAGTAGTTACGGAACGGGCAATGAGGTAAGAATTACACAGCTTGCGGTAAGAGATTTTCTTGCAGGTCAAGATAAGTTTCTTCCTATGACTTTTATGACATTGCATTGGACAACCACGCAAGAATTTAGTTTTATCCACTCTTACACTCACGATTCAACAACTTGGGTGCCTCAAGGAGGAACATATACGGCAACAAAAGGAATGTTCAAGAGCGAATTTTGGGAGGCATACCAATCAAGTTTAGCAAATATTGGAGCATTTACAAATGAAGTGATAACAAATTATACTGACGATAGCAATCCAGGTTTTGGAGTTTTGGAGGCAGAAGATATAATTGAAAGCGGACACTAATGATACAAGGAGTTTACAATAGAAGGAATCAAAGAATATCAAGATTGACATCCAATTTTTCGGGTGGTGCAGGATCAGTAAGGTTGCCGAATATAGAAGCTCCTGGTATTCAGCTATACAAAGGAGAGGTGTTAAGTGTCATTGATAGAGTGACAGGAATACCTTATGAGATTACATTAACAGGTAATGTTTCTCCTACGGGAACTGCTCTTGCTATTTCATCTACTACACTACCACCTTTGAGAAGTGGGTCAATAATTCTATACACAGGAAAACAACAAATAAATGCTTTCAGAGATACTTATTATCATCGCTTACATATCAACGCTGTTTACAGTCCTAGTGTGGCAAATTACGCTAAATTTTTTCTAGGGTATGGAGGGCATTACAATTTTAATATAGGAACAGCAGCTTGGTCTGATGGAGGAACAAAAGCAAATAGTTTTGCTGCTAGGTTTGGTTGGTTTTCTGCAATAAGGGAATGCACAATAGTTGAAACAAATGTACTTTGGAGATCATCTGACCAAACAGATACGGGCGCGCCTTTTGATACTACTTTCAATCTTTGGGCGGCTGCTCCTACAATTGACGGAACATCCAACGCAACGATGACTCAATTAAGCACATTGACACTTACGGGTCACGCAAATTCAGCTTATTTGCAACAAAACAATTCAACGAACTTTGCAACGATTCCCGCAGGATCTCAATTGATTCCATCATTTGGTCCATTGTCAGCACAACCCCCCTCAACAGCACCAGATTTTGATGCTGAAATAGAAGTAATAATTAAATGCACTCAATAAAATGAAAACCTTAATCAAAGAATGTGGTGATGTTTTGACTCTCAATGTAATTACTTTGGGAATAACTTTCACTCAAATAGAAATGATTTTGAAGATTATTCTTTTGCTTCTTTCTATTATATATACAGCAGAGAAATTATATAAAAACAAAAAGAATGGCAAAAGGAGTTAATTTTACATTTAGAAAAAAGGCGAAAAAGAAAAGACCTGGCGTGCATAGCAAGAATGCAAGCAAAGGACAAACAGGCTACAAAAAGAAATCAAGAGGTCAAGGTAAATGATTCAAAAGGATTTGACATTATCGGTTGGAAATATCATTTGGATCGTAGGTATAATCTTCACAATGGGGATTGCTTATAGTCAGATTGCACAGCTTGATGAGGATATTTTTGTTCTTGAGAAAAGACTTGAAAAAAAAATAAAGATTATCAACGAATGTGAGGATAGGATTGTTGAGATAGAAAAGGAATTGGCAACTATTAAAAGCTGTAAATAATGGAAGAGATACTACAATTGATTGAACGATATGGATTGACATTGATTTTATTACTAGGGTCATTGTATGCCTTATATAAGTTTTTTGTGTTTAGTATATATGAAGTGAAAGGAGAGTTTTCTAAACATCACGAAAACGCTGCAAAGGATATGCAATATATCAAAAGCAAAATTGACACTATTTTAGAATTTATAAAACAAAAGAAATGAGAAATTTATTCTGCAAGATTATATACTATGCAACATTCAAGAAAGTTTGCATTGGAGTTTGTAACGTATGTAAAAAATAATGGAACTACTTGTTTTAAGATTTAGCTCTCAAGTTGATAGCACAAATGGTATTTTGTTTGAAAAAACAGATATTGGATTGAATTTTTTATGTTATACATTAGAAGATGAAAGAAGAGCTTTGAAAGTTAAAGGAGAAACAAGAGTGCCTTCTGGAACATACAATATAGAGTTTAGAAAAGAGGGCGGTTTCAACAAAAGATATGAAAAGAAATACCCATCTTTTCACAAAGGAATGCTCCAAGTTATGGATGTCCCTAATTTTGAATACATCTTAATTCATCAAGGTAACACAGATGAACATACCGCAGGATGCCTTTTAGTTGGTGACAGCCAAGAAAATAACATTATCATCAAGGATGGGTTTATTGGCAAGTCTGCAAACGCTTACAAGCGAATCTATCCGCTAATTGCAAAGCAACTAGAGCTTGGAAATGAAGTAACAATTACATACAAAGACTATGCTTAATAATATACTAGGAGGACTATTTGGAAAGGTAGTTGATAATGCCGAAGGAATACTTGATAAAGTAATTACAACCGACAAAGAACGATTAAAAGCAAAAAAAGAAATCAAAGACTTATTGATTAATGCAGAAAAGTCAGCACAAGAACAAGTAACAAGAAGATGGGAGGCGGATGCTTCTAGTGGTCATTGGTTAAGTGCCAACATAAGACCATTGACACTAATCTTTTTGACTGTAATGTTTGTGATAATGTCATTATTTGACGGAAATGTTGGTGGCTTTACAATTGATGAGGCATATAAGCCAATCTATCAAACCCTTTTGATTACAGTTTACGGAGCATATTTCGCGGGACGTAGTATTGAAAAGGTTAAAAACAAACAATGAAACACCAGAAAAGATATCGACTTTCTGAAGATGAGTGGCGATTGATTGATGAGTTTAGAAAAGACAAAGAAAACAGAAAGCTGCTAGAAAAAGAATGTGAAGAGGCAGGAATTGATGTCAATTCTGTTCATCACTATTGGTATAAAAGCAAACGATTCTCAATCTTTGCAAAACCAAACGAGTTCTCAAGGGATGAATTTCTTAAAAGTATTGAGGACTTAATCTCTAACTACTCTCCTTCTTATCCTTCTATTGAGTATCCTAAAATTAAAGACGGACATCTTTTAGTCATTAATCCTGCTGATGTTCATATTGGCAAGTATGCTGACGAATTAGAAACAGGTTCTAACTACAATATCAAAATTGCTAGACAACGCATTTTAGATGGTGTTAGAGGCATTATCTCAAAGTCTGAGGGTTTTGCCTTAGATCGTGTGTTGTTTTGTATAGGAAACGATATTTTGCACACCGACAATATTCAAGGCACAACAACAAGGGGAACACCACAAGACACATCTGGCAAATGGTATCGTCATTTTACAACAGCTCTTGAGGTATATGTTGAGTGTGTTGAAATGCTTATGAATATCGCTCCTGTTGATTGTGTGCATTCAATGAGCAATCACGACTATATGAGTGGATTTCATTTAGCGCACGCATTGAAGTCTTGGTTTAGAAATACGGAATCTGTTTATGTTGATGCTGATCCTATACATCGAAAGTATTATAGATACAACAGCACATTGATAGGATTGACACACGGAGATGGAGCAAAAACAAATTCACTTCCTTTGTTAATGGCTCAAGAAAAACCAAAGTTGTGGGCAAAGACGAAGCATAGATATTGGTATTTGCATCATATACATCACAAGCAACGATTCAAATATCTAACAAGTTTTGATGATATTGCTTGTACTTTAGAATTTTTAAGAAGCCCTAGCGGAACGGATGCTTGGCACTATCAAAAAGGATATTGTGGCTCTCCTAAAGCTGTTGAGGGTTTTATTCATTCAAAAGAAAACGGACAAGTTGCACACTTGACTCATATTTTTTAATATATTCGCAAAGTTTTTGTTAAAAAGTAAACAAAGTTTTTCATTGTTTTGTAGGAATAGGGAGTAGAAATACTCCCTTTTTCTTTGCTATTTTTTATAAAATGTAAATACTTATCAAAAATATTTACTAGATAAGAACGCATTTTTTTTGAAAGTTTTTGTTAAAAAGTGTTGACAATTAAAAAAAAGTATTTAGATTTGTCGAAACAAAAAACTAAAACAATGACAAAAGATTTAATTAACAACTTATTCTTTAATCCAAAAGAAGAGCTAAAAACGAAACACCTCAATGCTGATCTTGTTGAGGCAACAATCAATCAACTTATTGCAGAGCTAAAAGAGCAAGAGATGAGAAATGAAAAGTTGATAGTAGATTATAAAAAGAATGATGCAATAGTTGATGAGGCATTAACAGAGGGTGTGAATAACGGACTGAGAATAGCTTTATTGCATTTGCGCAAATTGTATGCTGATATAATATGGAAACAATTAACAATTAAAAATAATGAAACAAATGACTAATTTTTTATCAAAAAACGCAGGAGCAATTTTTTGCTATTCAGTATCTCTAATGATACTAATCACAATAATTTTAATGGATGTCAATGGCATCATAACACTAACAATGTAATGAGAAAAACAGTAAAAGCTATTAGAAGCGCAGGAGATTTTGAATCACAATATGGACACTTTTACAAGTGGATGATTGACTTTGAGGATGGAATGCAGGCTGAATATCTAAGCAAAACAGAAACACAAAACAAGTTCATTGAAGGACAAGAGATTGATGTTGATGTTACGACAAGAGAATACAACGGAAAAACAATCAACAAGGTAAAACCTGCATCAACATTCCAACCAACAGCAAGACAAACACCTCAACGAAACGAAAAGACTCAAGAGCTTATTGTAAAGCAAAATGCATTGACAAACGCTTGCAATGTAATAGGAACAGCAGATGTTGCTCAAATCATTGAGGTTGCAGAAGTGTTTGCAAATTGGGTTTTGAATGATGAAAAACCTACAAAATCAAATGATTTACCTTTCTAATGAGTAAAAAAGACACATATTTAACAGATGATGGGTTGGAGTTTGAGTTTACAGTTTGGGAGGACTCTGGTGACTATTACACTCCTCCCTATCACTCTGTTGAAATACACAAAATCATATACAATAATATTGATGTTACAGATTTGCTATTCAATGTAGCGAACGAATATGTAGAAAACATCAGAGATATAATAAAAGAAGATGAGTAATTTTTTAGAAGAAGCTGTTGATTTAATGGAGATCAATAGTAAAGTGAGTAAGTGTGTTGAGGCGGCTTGTTTAGTTTCTAACATATCAAAAAAAGAATTTTACACTAGAACAAGGACAAGGCATTTAGTAGATTGTAGGAGAATGGTTTATGCTTTCTGTAAAGAAACATTGAATCTTGGATATTCAAAAATAGGTAAAATATTTAAGCTGAATCACGCGACTATAATGCATCACTTAAAGTGTCATTATCAGTTAATAGAATATGATCTTTATTACAAAGATAAGTTTAATGGATTTGAAGAGCTTGTTAAAGCTGATATTGGCTTTTTTGATATTAAAAACATAATTGATGAAGTAAAATCTATCAAACAAAAACATTTAGCTAAAATATACAATGAAGAAAATCCTAGTTAAAAAAAGCACTAATTTCACTACAATCAACAACGAGTTTATCTTTAATAAAGAGATGAGCTTGAAAGCAAAGGGTTTGTTGTGTCATTTGTTAGCATTGCCAGAAACTTGGGATCTGTATGTTGAGGAAGTTGAACAATGGCACAAAGATGGAAAATCAGCTATTTACAGCGCATTTAAGGAACTATCTGCTCTTGGGTATGTAGAACGCACCACACAAAGAGAAAAAGGCAAGATTGTCAAATGGGATTATGTTGTTTATGAAAAACCACATATAGAAAACCTAAAAGTAGAAAATCTAGATGTAGAAAATCAACCACTATTAAATACT